TGCCAAGGCGCGGGTTATGGCCGAGCTGCGCCGACTCATGAACGCCCAGGCCGACGACGCCCAGGTCATCGACGCCGCGGCCAGCTCATTGCTCGACGAATTGGCGGATGCGCGACCCCACCCATCCCCCACCAGCCCGATCGGTCAAGCGGAGTCCCTGGCTGATGAACATACTATTCCACACAAACAATCCCAAAATTTACCAGAATCAGAACCCCACCCCCTCGATATGGCGAACCCACCCCCTATCGAAAATTAATACTTTATGATAAAAAATTCCGCAAATTTAGAACTAATAGCGCGTCGAGAACCGAAACGTTTTGGTTCTCTGATAGTTCGGAACCCGAAGATGATGTTGCGGAAAAAGGATTTTTCGTATGAGCAATGTATGGAGGTTGAGATGACGCCGGCGCAAAGGGAAGTGTTTTTGATTGTTGATGAGTGGTGGAAGAGGTACGGGTACAGTCCGTCGGTTAGGGATATAGCGTATCAGCGGGGAAGAAGCGGATTGGGGAATACGTTAGAGATTGTGGATAGATTGGTTGCTAAGGGAGTGTTGAAAAAATTGCGGAAAAGCGGGCGCTCGATTCGTCCTGTTTACATTAATTTCAAAAATTTAGAATGAGTGATAAGTTAGATGCTTTGATGGCGACGCTTCCTGAAGAGGAGCGGGAGGTGTTTTATAACGCCGTGGAGGATTATCGTTTGGCTTTGGAGAGGGAGAAAGCGCAGACGGGGTTTATGAATTATGTGAAGATGATGTGGCCTGGGTTTGTGCATGGAAGGCATCACGCTGTTATGGCGAAGAAGTTTGAAGCTATAGCCAATGGGACACTTAAAAGATTGATTATCAATATGCCGCCGCGGCATACTAAATCTGAGTTTGCTAGTTACCTGTTGCCTTCGTGGTTTTTGGGTAGGTACCCGAATAAAAAAATTATCCAGACATCTAATACGTCGGACCTGGCGGTTAACTTTGGCCGGAAGGTTCGTAACTTGGTGGACAGTGAACAGTATGCCCGTGTATTCCCTGGCGTGGCATTGAGACAGGATAGCAAAAGTGCAGGCCGGTGGGCTACTAATCAGAATGGGGAGTACTTCGCTATCGGTGTTGGAGGTACTGTGACCGGAAAAGGAGCAGACCTTTTAATCATTGACGACCCGCATTCTGAACAGGAAGCGGCTTTAGCTGCTGGGGACCCCGGAGTATTTGATAAAACGTATGAGTGGTATACGTCTGGACCGCGGCAACGTTTACAGCCGGGTGGGGCTATTGTGGTTGTGATGACCCGTTGGGCTGAGAGGGACTTAACCGGCCGAGTTTTAAAAGATGCCCAGATGCGGGATTCATTGGGTGAGTGGGAAGTTGTAGAGTTCCCCGCGATCATGCCCAGTGGGAATCCGCTCTGGCCTGAGTTCTGGTCGGCCAAAGAATTAGAAGCATTACGGGAAGAACTACCCCCGTCTAAATGGAATGCTCAGTACCAACAGGCTCCTACTGGAGAAGAGGGTGCTTTGGTTAAACGGGAGTGGTGGAAGATGTGGAACCCGGAAGACCCGCCGAAGTGTGAATTTATTATTCAGAGCTGGGATACCGCTTTTACAAAGAATGAGCGTTCGGACTATTCGGCCTGTACGACCTGGGGTGTTTTTCATATGAACGACGACCCCAATGATGTGAATGTGATTTTGCTGGATGCGTTTCAGAAGAGGATGGAATTCCCAGAACTGAAAGAAAAAGCGATGGCCAGCTACAGGGAGTGGGAGCCGGACGCTTGTATCATTGAAGCTAAAGCCGCTGGGGCTCCGCTCGTGTTTGAGCTGCGGTCTATGGGTTTGTTGGTGAGTGAATACACTCCTAGTCGAGGTAATGATAAATTTGTGCGCTTGAATTCGGTGACTGATTTGTTTAGATCGGGCAAAGTATGGGCGCCTGAGACAAGATGGGCCAGTGAAGTGATTGAGCAGATGGCGTCTTTCCCCAATGGCGAGCATGATGATTTGGTGGACTCAAGTACCCAAGCGCTGATAAGATTCAGGCAGGGTGGGTTTTTACGTTTGGATTCTGATGAGCGTGAAGAGCTGCAGAGCTTTCGCCGCAAAGCGGTTTACTATTAAGGATTAAATAATGGCTACTAATATGTTTCCATCCATCAACCCAGCGCCTCTTGGGCTGGATGCGCTCGATGTACCAGACGAGGGCGTTGGTATTGAAATTGAAATTGAAAATCCTGAAGGGTTGAAGATTGGAATGGACGGCATGGTGATTGACATGCTAGAAGAGCCAGCAGACGAATCGTTTGATGAGAACCTGGCCGATGTGATGGATAAGGGAAAGTTAGCTGGGATAGCTACCGACATCATTGAGATGGTGGACGCGGATATTAATTCCAGAAAAGAGTGGGTAGAAATGTATGTCAAAGGACTAGATGTCCTGGGCATGAAATACGAAGAAAGAACCGAGCCGTGGAATGGTGCATGCGGTGTGTTCTCTACTATCCTGACCGAAGCTGCCGTAAGGTTCCAGTCCGAAACTATTTTGGAAACGTTTCCAGCTCAAGGCCCAGTTAAAACGGAAATCATCGGAGCTATTGATAAGCTAAAAGAAGACGCTGCTGAACGTGTACGGGAAGATATGAACTTCCAGCTCACGGAAGCGATGCCTGAATATAGACCCGAGCATGAAAGAATGCTTTATTCATTGGGTTTAGCTGGCGCTGCGTTTAAAAAGGTGTATTTTGACCCGTCGTATCAGCGTCAAGTAGCTATTTTTATCCCTGCTGAAGATTTTATTATTCCTTATGGCGCCTCTAGCGTCATCAATGCAGAGCGTGTGACCCACGTAATGCGTAAAACAAAGAATGATATTAAGAAATTACAGGTTTCTGGCTTCTACCGTGACGTAGAACTGGGTGAGCCCGTCAGTATTCATACAGATGTAGAGAAAAAGAAGGCCGAAGACCAGGGATATAGCCTAACTGACGACGACCGGTACCAGATTTTGGAGGTTCATATTGATTATGACCTGCCAGGGTACGAAGATGAAGACGGAATTGCTCTACCTTACGTGATTACGATTGACCGTGGCACGACAGAGGTGCTTTCTATCCGTAGAAACTGGTCAGAAGATGATGATCGCCGTCTAAAGCGCCAGCATTTTGTCCAATATACGTATGTTCCCGGCTTTGGAGCGTATGGTTTGGGTTTAATTCACCTAATTGGCGGCTATGCACGGGCTGGAACGTCCATTTTGCGCCAATTAGTAGACGCTGGTACGCTTTCTAACTTACCCGGAGGTCTTAAATCCCGCGGTTTGCGCATTAAAGGGGACGATACACCCATTAATCCTGGCGAATTTAGAGACGTAGATGTGCCTTCTGGCACTGTACGCGACAACATTATGACGTTGCCGTACAAGGAACCGAGCCAGGTTTTGTCTGCATTGCTCGACAAAATCACCCAAGAGGGTAGACGTTTAGGCTCAATTGCGGATATGCAAGTGTCCGATATGTCGGCCAACGCCCCAGTCGGTACCACTTTAGCATTGTTAGAACGTCAACTCAAGAACATGTCTGCTGTCCAAGCGCGCGTTCACTATTCAATGAAGCAGGAATTTAAACTGCTACGTGTAATCATTCGCGATAACACGCCAGGTGAATATGAGTTTGACCCATCTAGTGGCGACCGCATGGCTAAGCGTGAAGATTACGATATGGTGGATGTGATTCCTGTATCGGATCCTAACAGTTCCACGATGGCTCAGCGGATCATGCAGTACCAGGCTGTTATCCAGCTGGCGCAGCAAGCTCCCCAGATTTACAACTTGCCCGTTCTACATAGACAGATGATTGAAGTGCTGGGCATCAAGAATGCTGACAAGTTAGTACCAGTAGAAGACGACATGACGCCGCGCGACCCAGTGAGCGAGAACATGGCCTTCTTGAATGGCGAACCAACCAAAGCGTTCATCTACCAAGACCACGACGCACACATTGCTGTTCACACTTCAATGATGCAGGACCCATTGTTGATGGCGCAGATTGGTCAGAACCCACAAGCCCAGAAGATGATGGCCGAGATTCAAGCTCACATTGCAGAACACTTGGCGTTTGCTTACCGCAAGAAAGTGGAAGAGCAGCTGGGTGTTCCTATGCCGGCGCCGGATACCGATTTGCCAGAAGAATCGGAATTGATGCTGTCCCGCTTGGTGGCTCAAGCCGCAACTCAATTGCTGGCTCAAAGCAAAGGCCAGGTTCAGCAGCAGCAAGCTCAGCAAATGGCACAGGACCCCGTGGTTCAAATGCAACAGGCAGAGCTGGCTATTCGCAAGCAAGATGCCGAAACCAAGCTGCTCAAAGTCAAGGGCGATTTGCAACTGAAAGCTGAAGAGTTGTCGCTCAAAGCTCGCGAAAGTGCGGCCAAAACTGGTGAAGACCCAGCTATGGCGGCTATGCGTTTGCAGCAAGAAATTATGCAAGCCCAAGAGTTGCACGGTTTAGAAATAGCCGCTAAACAGATGGAGCTTCAACAAGCCCAGGCTCAGCAACAGCAAGCTATGCAACAGCAACAAGCTCAGGTTCAACAGAAGATGGCTCACGGCGGTCAAGTACACGCTCAAAAGCTAGCTCATGGCGGGCAAATTCACATGACGAAGATGCGCCAAGCAGCTGCCGAAAACGTTAACAACCAAAATACGTCAAAGGATGAATGATGGATCACAAACTGCTTGATATCTTGAACGGCAAACTGAACGAACAAGTTCAGCAGTTAGTCGATGTTGTGAGTGCTGGTGGAGCTAAATCCCACGAGCATTACAAAGAACTGTGCGGAACTATCCGAGGTCTGCAAACCGCACAGATGGAAATTGCTGACCTTGTGCGAAAAATTAAGGATTATGACGATGACTGAATTTGATGTGAAAGCCGTAGATCTTTCTGGATTGCTAAATACATCCACGGAAGAGAAGGCCAAGCAGGTGCCGGACCCGGCTACATACCATATCTTGTGTATGTTGCCCAAGGCAGAAGAAGAAATGAGTGAAACGGGGATTATTAAATCCGCAACGATGATGCATCACGAGGAGCTTTTATCCCCCGTGCTATTTGTCGCAAAGATTGGTCCCGATGCTTTTGCAGATAAAGCTCGATTCCCTTCTGGGCCCAGCTGTAAAGTGGGTGACTTTGTGTTAGTACGTCCCAACACTGGAACCCGCATGAAGATTCATGGCACCGAATGGCGCCTGATTAATGATGATTCCGTCCAGGCGGTTGTCCAGGATCCCAGAGGTATCCAACGCCCCAACTAAGGAGTAGATCATGGCTGAAATTGAAAAAACAGAATTTGAATTCCCCGATGAGGTGGAAGTTAACGCCCGAAAAGGCGGCAAAGTTGTGGAGCCAGAACCGGATCCAGAAATAGAAGTGATAGACGATACGCCTATAGCTGACCGTGGCCGCACCCCTATGGCTGAACCGCCAAAAGAATTTGCTGAAGATGAGCTGACTAAATACGACGAAGGCGTCCAGAAGCGCATCAAGCATTTCACCAAGGGCTACCACGAAGAGCGCCGTGCTAAAGAGGCAGCCGAACGGGAAAAAGATGAAGCTTTGCGTTTTGCACAAAGCCTGGCCGAAGAGAATAAAAAGCTCAAGGGTTCGGTCAATCAAAACCAAACGGCATTGATTGAGCAGGCTAAAAAAGTGGTGGCCAATGAGGTGGAAACCGCTAAACGCCAGTACAAGCTGGCCTACGAATCCGGTGATTCAGAAGCCCTGGTCAATGCTCAAGAGGCATTAACTAGCGCCAAGATGAAAGCGGATAAGGTAAATAATTTTAGACCTACCCCTTTACAGGAAACAGAAACTCCTGTACAAATGCAACCGCAGCCTACCAGACCTGCACCGCTTGACGACAAACTGCTTGCTTGGACTGAAAAGAACCAGTGGTTTGGACCTAACAAACGGATGACTTCATATGCCCTTGGGTTACATGAAGATTTGGTAGGCGAAGGGATACCAGCTGGCAGCGAAGAATACTATCGTCGTATCGACGCTGACATCAGGGAAAGATTCTCGGATCAGTTTGGAGCCGATGAGTCCGTTGATGCGAAACCTCAACGCACTAAATCCAACATCGTTGCACCTGCAACCCGTAGCACAGCGCCTAAAAAGATCGTGCTGACGCAGACCCAGGTGAATATCGCTAAGCGATTGGGGGTTCCATTGGAACTGTACGCTCGCAAGGTTGCTGAAGAAATGAGGAAATGAAAATGGAAAAAACTAACCGCGCACCACGCGAACTTGAAACCCGCGAAAAGGCGGAGCGTCCTAAACAATGGATGCCCCCCAAACTTCTACCCGATCCGCATCCGGAACCGGGTTATGCGTTTCGCTGGATTCGTATCGCTACACAAGGTAAAGATGACGCCACGAACTATTCCTCCAAGCTTGCCGAAGGTTGGGAGCCCGTTAAAGCTTCAGATCATCCCGAAATTCGTTTGTTTAGCTCTGCTGCGGCAAAGTTTCCAGACAGTATTGAGGTAGGTGGTTTATTGCTTTGCAAAACACCTGTGGAGTTTACTGAGCAGCGTAATGCGTATTACCGCCAACAAGCGGATGCGCAGATGCAATCGGTTGACAACACATACATGCGCGAAAATGATCCGCGGATGCCTATGTTCAAAGAACGTAAGTCTACGGTCACTTTCGGAAAAGGTATTTAATTTTTTTTGGAGACTTAAATGTCAATGACCAATACTCCCTATGGCCTACGAGCCATAAATCGTAACGACGGTATGCCTTATGCCGGCGCTACGAGTCAGTTCTTGATTGACCCAGCAGGTCTTGGTTCCAACTTGTTCTTTGGACAAGCAGTTATCATTAATGCTAACGGTTATATCGCTTTGTCTACCGCTACCGGCGCAGATTTGACTACCAATAATCTTGGTGGTACAGATATGGGTGCTTGGGGCGTGTTTGTTGGTGCATCCTACATCAACGCACAAGGTCAGCAGATTTACGGCCAGTACTACCCCTCCGGCACAACCGGCGTGGTGACTGCATACGTTATCACTGATCCTAACGTTACTTTCCAAGCTCAATTGGATGGTCAAGTTACTCAGGCCGCTCTTGGCGCAAACACTTTCTTTGCCGCTGTTCAGTCTACTTCTACAGGTAACACCCGTACAGGTAACTCTACCAGCGCCTTGGAAAGCTCAGTTGTAACGACTGCCGCTGCGTTCAAGATCATTGGTTTCGCTTCTCCATTGACCGACACATACACTGAAGTGTTTGTGAAGTTCAATCCCGGCGCTTCCGCTTTCACTAACGCCGTTGGCATCTAAGGAGCTAAATCATGGCTATTTCACGCGCACAACTGCTCAAAGAATTACTCCCTGGCTTGAACGCTTTGTTCGGTCTTGAGTACGCTAAATACGGCGAAGAGCATAAAGAAATCTACGAAACAGAGACATCTGAGCGTAGCTTTGAAGAAGAGACAAAGCTGTCTGGCTTTGCTGCTGCACCTGTTAAGAACGAGGGCTCTGCCATCGCTTATGACAATGCACAGGAAGCATGGACTGCACGTTACACCCACGAAACCATTGCGATGGGCTTCTCCATCACAGAGGAAGCTGTGGAAGATAACTTGTATGACAGCCTGTCTTCACGTTATACCAAGGCTTTGGCCCGTGGTATGGCTTATACCAAGCAGGTCAAGGCTGCGGCTGTTCTGAACCAAGGTTTTACTGGTTCCGGCAACCCAACCTACGGTGACGGTCAAGTTTTGTTCTCGACACAGCACCCCTTGGTTTCTGGTGGCGTTAACAGCAATACACCCGCTACTCCTGCCGACTTGAATGAAACATCGTTGGAAAACGCTGTTATTCAGATCGCTGCTTGGACAGACGAGCGTAGCTTGCTGATCGCTGCAAAGCCCCGCAAGTTGATTGTTCCTCCTGCTTTGATGTTCGTTGCTACACGTTTGCTGGAAACCGAACTCCGCGTTTCTACTGCTGACAACGATATCAACGCGTTGAAGAACAACGGCTCAATCCCTGAAGGTTACACCGTTAACCACTATCTGACAGACACCAATGCTTGGTTCCTGTGTACAGATGTGCCTAACGGCTTGAAGCACTTCGTTCGTACGCCTATGGCTACTGGAATGGACGGGGATTTTGATACCGGCAACGTCCGTTACAAAGCTCGTGAGCGTTACAGCTTCGGCGTGTCAGATCCTTTGGGCGTGTTCGGTTCACCCGGCGCTTGATAGGCATCAAAAAAAGGGGAGCTTCGGCTCCCTTTTTTGTTGCATAAGATTTATGGTAGTGGTATAAACATGTTAATCCGGGCTTTCCGGTGCATTAGACAGTCCCGGCTGACGACATACAGACTGATGCACTTAACTTGTATGTAAGGAACAATCATGGCATTGACCACATTCTCCGGCCCAGTTAAATCGTTAAACGGTTTTATTTCGGGCACCGCAACTTCCCCCATTGCTGTAACTACAGCCCAGAACATTGATTCAGCTTACGCTACAACGTCTGCCACTACTGGTGATACACGTTTAAGCTACAACAAGCTGACCTTTACCTCTACAGGTTCTGGCGAAACACTCCGTGCTTTCTCTGTTGTGACCGGCACAGGTGCTGCAACAGGCGGCACAATCAACGGCGCACACATTTCTTTGAGCGTTGACGGCGCATCAGCTACTGTTTCTGGTGCGGCTAATGCACTTCGTGCTACTTTGGGGGGCAGCGATGCTACTCCCGGTGGTACTTTGGCAGTGCTCCAGTTGGATACCGCCTACACAGTTAATGCAACCTTGCCAGCTACAGCCTCGTTTATTCGCGTGTCTGACAGCGGCACAAACACTGGTGAAATCCCCAAGTTGTTGAACATTGAGTCTGGCCCTGCTGCTACTTTGTTCACTGCGGCTACTAGCTCAAGCACTTTGGCTGGCGGTATCAAAATTCGCATTGCTGGAACCGACTACTTTTTGTTGGTAGCAAGCGCTGTAGCTTAATATGCAGATTACCAAGGAATTCTTGGATTCTGAGATTCGTGACCTTGAGACTGAAGCACAGAAGGCTAGTACTTTTTTGACTCAGGCTCAAGCCACGATCCAAGCGTACAAGATGTTGATCAACAGGCTAGACGCACCAGAACCGGAGCAACAAAATGACGATGCAATATGACGTTAAACAAGGGCACCTAAACCAGAGTGGTTTTTTTGTGCTTGGGCGCAACCGTGTAAAAGGTGTTTCTTTTTACGGTGGTGGCGGAACTTTAGTTTTATTTGATACAACCGTAGCCCCAGTAACTTCAAGCGTAACTTACGCCCGTGTTGGTACAACTGTAACGGTTACTAAAACTGCTCACGGATTGTCAACTGGAAACGTTGTTGGTATTCACTTTAATTCCAATT